CACAACAAAATACACCCGTCCATCTATGTTGCACTTGTGAAGTTTACCGTAAGTCATTGTGTTTTCCTTTCCTGTCTGTATATACACCATGAATCAGGCGTTGTCAAGTCCTCCAAACATTGAAGCCGTCGGCTTGCCGCTGTTGAGACGCTTGAGGATGGTGATTGCGACTTCGCCCGTTACCCTTACGGCCACAAGGCGGTCAGTACGGGTATCCATCACGTCATAGCGGTTTACGCCTGTCTGGCATGCCACATACCGTTCACCGGGGGCATGCCAAAGAGACGGAATCGGTTCACACTGCTTACACATTGCATTCTCCATGTAAAGGACTGCCAGAATATACCATTTCCTGTAAAGGTTGTCAAATTCAACTGTAACCTCTTGTGAGTAATGGGATTAGCGATTCTCAGGAATATATCCATACTAAGTTTTTTTAGTTACGGGAAAAGAAGAATAAGTATATATTAGGTATATGTTAGGTGTGTGTGATATTATATATATAGGCGGCGCACCGGGAGTAAGTGTGGATATTTATTTGCTCAATGATTTACTGTAAAGGACATTTTGTCGCAGTAAGGTGTAAAGGATGTAAAGGCCGTTTGCGATGTAATAATGGGGGTGTGGCGAATTGTCGCACCCCCTTAACGATTGTAACGTTTACCTTTACACCCCCAAGCGAGCAAGTTACCTGATGCCTATGACGCTTGTAACGTCTATTCCTTTACACCGTCATATTGTCATAGCTGGTGAGGCGAGGGCCAGGGGTACTACCCTGTTCATGAAGCATTACCTCCTGGGGTACCTGTCTAGTCGCTCGAAAAGTGCATAGGAATCCAATGTGTACCGGGGTACTCTTGACTCCTGCCCGTTTGTGTGGTACACTTATAGCATGCGAACTTCTAAACTCTCCCCCGAGCAGCTTCAATCCATCATCCACAAATACCAGCATGGAATAGGTACGCGACTTCTGGCCAAAGAGTTCGGCATAGGGCGTAACGCTATAAAAGGGCATCTGAAGCGGGCGGATGTCTATAAAGCCCACGAACACGCCAGCAAGCGAAAACCCCAAATTGATCATAAGACCTGCACTGAGTGCAAGATAGAGAAAGGGATCGACTGCTTCGACAAGGATCGCTCCGAGGGCGATGGCCATCAGAAGCGGTGTAGGCCATGCCTGGGTCTGCGCAACTATTTCAACCGTATCCTGCGGGCGTACGGCGTCACGAGGGAGGCGTGGCAGGCCGCATGGGATGCCCAAAAGGGCTGCTGCCCGATCTGCGGTACCCCGTTGCCAAGGCCCCCAAGCTACTACCTGAGTGTGGATCATAACCATGAGACAGGAGCCTTTCGGGGTCTGCTTTGTCCGACCTGCAATACCGGGCTAGGGCACTTTCACGATAACGTAACTTTCTGCCTTCGCGCCGCTTCCTACCTCGTCCGCCGCAATAAGTGACTTGACTTTCCCTCGTTTGTGATGTACACTTAACCCGGAGACAAACGAGTAAGCCCAGGCTGGGCAGAGTCGCGGGTGTCTCCCCTGCTTGATTCCCCTGGTCTGGGCTGTTTGTATTTAGGGAGATACGCGAATGAACGCGGAGACAAACCAGAAGTTCCGGGAGATGAAGCAGAGCACGGTAGGCCAGCACGCCGCTGCTAGTATTCTAGCAAACCTCACCGTGCCGCTACCGGCGGCTCCTGAGTTCTCAGTCATCACCTGTTCGCCGCCTCAGAATGACGAGAAGTTCAGGCAGATGAGCGGCTGCTACCAGATGGGCCTGGCGGGAGAATCCTATGAGATCATTCGTATTTCCGACGCCAAAAGCATGGCAGAAGGTTATACGCGAGGAATTGCCCAGGCTAGGGGGCGGATCATTATCCTCAGCCACGATGATGCCGCGCCTCTTCGTCCAATCGGTGCCAAGCTACGTGCCCATCTGCGAAGATGTGATATCGTTGGCGGCGCAGGGACTGATCGTCTCGTTGGGCCTACATGGTTCAGTGCCGGATATCCCCACGTTTTCGGGCAGGTACTGAATCGCATTTTTGGGACGACACCAGATGGACAACCAGGTAGTTCTCTCCTCCTCTCCGTCTACAGCGTCCCCTCGCCCCTGGTGGAAAGGTGCCAAGCCATTGATGGCTTCTGGATGGCGTGCAGTCGGCGCGTGGCCGATACAGTTCCCTTTGATGCCGATACATGCGACGGGTTTCATTGCTATGACATTGATTGGTCCTTCTCCGCGTACCTGATGGGCATGAACGTGGCAGTAGCAACTGATCTCTCTTTGAGTCACGCCAGCACCGGAGGCTACGGCGATCCAAAGTGGAAGCCCGCAGCCGACAAACTGGTTGAGAAGCACAGGGAGCATCTGACCGCCGGCCCAACACGCGGTTTCCAGTTCGCGGCGGTGCAGGGTAACAATGTGGATGAGATGCTTATGGTGATGGACGGGCTGGTGGCCAGGAGTATAAAATGAGGTTCCGCACGTTTCACAATCGGTTTCTGTTCCCGGGATGGGACACGTTGCCCATTTGGTATCCTGTGAAAATATGGACGTGGCGGCACCCTTTTACAGTGTATCTAAATTGGGGCCGACACATGTTCGCGATAGGTCTACCATGAAATACTTCGTCACCATCATCCTTGCCCTGTTTACTATCATAGCGATTGCGGCGGGCCTGTCGCCTTTGCTTTTGCCCCACGGCCCTGTCTCTGCCCCTGCTTTGGTCGCGGCCCCGGTGTTGGCGTCTGTCTACCCGCCAACGGTGCGAGTTGAAGTGCTGGACCCTACGCTTCAAAGGTTTGCAGAGCCGTGGCGGGCGGAAGTCTCTCGGCGGTTTCCCGACGCCCTTGTTATCTTGGTTCATGGGGGCGATTTTGTCGAGGGTCAGTGGCTTTGTAGTAGCCGGTCCTACAATCACTACACGCTTGTCACAGAAGTGTTACGGCACTACCGCGAACTGTATCCGGCCCGGACTCTCGTGTTCTTGGGGTGCAATACGGGGTCCATCCGCCTTCACGGACTTCCGAACACATTCTACGCCCTCGCGTCGGTGTGGTGCCAGCCGGACAGAGCCGTAGGAGATGATCTTAAAGATGCTCTGTTGACGTTTGATTCCGGCCTTGATCCCGCGCTAAGCCGTTGGGCCGAATCGCCGGATTACGTGGGCAATGTCTGGGAGTTGGTGGAAGCCCTTTAATGGCACACACGAAAGCCTATAAAGCGGAGTACGACCGGGCATATCGTATGGCACACCCGAAGGTACGGGATGACGCCACCCGGCTACGCGAGCGAGAACTATACGCCCTGAAGAAACTGGACCCTGAGAAGCTGGCTGAGTACCGCAAGAGGCAAATGGCATACCATGATGCCAACCGGCCACTGCTCCGCGAAAAGAATAAACTTCGGATGCGGTCGGCTCAGTACAAGTATAAGTTCGGCATAAACAGAGAGATAGTTCTTGCCAAACTACAGGCGCAGGGCGGCGCGTGTAAAATATGTGACCGAGAAATTCGTGAGGGGACGGGTCAAGTTCCGCACGCGAATATCTTCCATGTAGACCACGATCATGTAACCGGAAATGTTCGGGGTCTTCTGTGCTTTCAATGTAATGTGGGACTCGGAATGTTCAATGACTCAACTGAGAGAATGTCACTTGCTATCGACTATTTAAGGAGGGCTTAAAATTTTTAATCACAATATAACCACCCAAGGCGAGAACGTTCATTTAGCCCTGGCGTCCACCGCCGCCGGCGTGTTCTCTGCGGCGATGTTGATCTTGGACGCGAACTTCAATCCTCGCCCGCTCAAATCCTATGAGCGGCTCATCATCGACGATCTGGAAGGGAACATCTCCTCCGGGTCCGCCGATGTGGTGGCGGCTGCTGCTGGTGCGACCACTTCTTCGTCCAGTACCTTGATCGCCAGTTTCAACACGGCGGTCGGCCTAGAACTGGACACCAAGGAAGGGATCAGTTTGCCGGTCGGCATAACCCCTTCCATTCTCCCTGTCGGCACCGGCAGTACCGCGACCATCAAGGTGGTTGGGAACGGGCGCATTGTGGAAGGCACCACCCAGGGGCCTCGGCCTAACTGGCGGGAACTCTTGACGCCCCACGGAAACTATTAAGAAATAGTACGTAGTTTTTCTTACAGAAAACTTGACATGCCCTCATACGCCCCCGGAAAGTTTGGCACGCGGGCGCTGACCGGAGAACTTCGGAAGCTTGCGTCGGAAGCTATAACGATTGAGGATGATGGCACCCCTGTCACTCGCGAGCAGATGCTGGCGCAGATGATTTGGCGGCAGGCCCTGGGGTGGGTCGAGAAGGTTCGGGACGATGATGGGAACTTGCAGGAAGTCCGGCATCCGCCGGTCGCTTGGTGCCAGCAGTTTTTATTTGAACGTACTGAAGGAAAAGCCCCGCAAGCGACACAGGACGAACGTACCGGCCTGAAGGCTGCTGACAAAGTCCGGGAACTTAGCAAGCAGAGAATCAACACGCTATCCAGCATCGCAAAGGGACCCCCGACTAAACCCAAGGTCGCCCATGAGTCTGTATAACGACGTGATAAAGAGAGACGATGGGCACGACACCAGCGAATGCCCTTTTTTTCAGGGGCACGACGCCCTTAGCGCTATCCTTAATGCCGCTGAGAAGGGGCCAATCGTGGTGGAGGTCTGGATATGCCCCAAGTGCGGAATCTCTTGTTGGGAGTCTCATGCGTTCCACGAAGTGGTTTCGTGCGGGAAGTGCGGGCACCGGATGGCCAGCAATGTGCCACGATACCGGGATATGATGTCGCTCCTGCCTGATCTGACGGACAAGGCCACGTGAGCAATCAATTTTCCAGTGAGCCAGCTCTTGAGCCGATCGTTCTGCCAACGCAGTGGACGTGTCCTATCACCGGGATCATAGTCCCAAAGGACGCGGCGGCGAATTTACGTTGGCGTGCGGATTTACTCGCAGCGGCAGAAGCGGATCAGGACTTACAACAAGACCTCTATACGGCGTGCAGTCAATCTCTACTCCTGTTCATAAACGCCTTCTGCTTTACCCTGCGAATCTTCGAGCCAGGGGCGGATGGCAAGGTCAAACAGGCCGAGCACGCCCATTTGCCGTTTGTGACATGGCCGATCCAGGATACGCACATCCTGCGGATCGAGCACGGCATCGACGAGGGCGAGCCGCTGCTGACGGATAAATCGCGTGACATGGGTGCGACGTGGGACCACATTGCCACTTACGTCCACCGTCTGATCTTCAGGAACGATGAGTCGCACCTGATGATCTCCCGTAAAGAGGATGCCGTCGATGTGCTTGACGGAACTCCAAAAAATTATCCCTTCGGAAGCCTTGCCGATCCTGGAACTCTGTTTGGCAAAATCGACTACGTTCTCGCTCGTCTTCCCGAATGGATGCTTCCGAGGCTGGGAAGAAAGAAACTGCACGTTGTCAATCTCGACACCCGAACGCGAATTGACGGTGAATCATCTAACGCCTCGGCAGGCAGTTCGGATCGTCGAACTTCTATCTTCCTAGACGAGATGGCGAAGATGAAGGAAGGCGAGTCGATCAAGCGATCGACCAAGGACGTGACCGCCTGCCGCCTGGTCTGCTCGACGCCTGATGGCCCCGGCACCGCCTATAGCAAATGGCGGATGAGCGGGCAGATTGATGTGTTCGTTTTGGCCTGGTGGGAGCACCCTGAGAAGGGATTGGGCCGCTACAGCGAGAAGGACGAACTGGGACGCTGGCGGATTCGATCGCCCTGGTACGATCACGAATGCGACACCCGCTCGCCTAAGGAAGTGGCGATCGAAATCGACATGGATCACGTCGGTTCCGGCGACACGTTCTTTGAAGCGGTGGTGATCGAGCAGCACAAGAAGTTGTTCGCCCGCAAACCTCGCCGGAACGCGAAGATCACCTGGAAGGCCAAGCTGACTGATGAGGGACTGGCCGAGGCTACCCGCAAGTCAGACTTCGAGAAGATCGCCATCAGCCCCAGCGGGCCTTGGAAAATCTGGGCCTCCATGAACGGGAAAGGACGCCCCGACCAGACGAAGACTTACACTATCGGCATCGACATCAGCAAGGGCCAAGGGGCCAGCAATAGCGTGATGTCGGTGATGTGCAACGAAACACGACACAAGATTGCGGAGTTCGCAGATGCAAACACGCCCCCCTACGAACTTGCCCGTTTGGCCTGTGCCGCTGCTGTTTGGGTTGGCGGTCGCAACCGATTGCCGACCCTTTGCTGGGAGAACAACGGCGATCCTGGCTTTGATTTTGGCCGGCAGCTTGTACATCTGTATCGCTATCCTAGCATATATTATGACCGACAAGCAGGCACCACACGAGAGAAAGTCGGCAAACGCTACGGATGGCGAAGCAGCCCGGAAAAGAAAGCCACTGCTTTGGGAATGCTCCGGCGCGCATATGCGCACGGGAAATTTATCAACCCTTGCGCTGCGGCCTTGGACGAGGCCCTTACCTATATCCAGTACGAGGGCGGCGGAATTGGCCCGGCAGAACTTGTCGAGGAGTCTGAATCAACCCGACTCGCTCACGGTGACAGAGTTATCGCCGACATGCTCTGTCTGGTCGGCTTCCTAGATGCCCCCAAATACCGGGTGGCCGAGTATGGCGGGCCAGAACGCTGCTTCGGGAAGCGTTTGAAGGCGTTTAAGGACAAGAAGAAACAGACGGGAATTCGAGCAAAACGCTTTAATTTTGCCGCGTAAAGAGGCTAAAATGCCCGGAATAGTGACAGAAATTTCGCCGAAGAAATTGCAACAGGCTGTGGACCGGGGATTCAAGCGCTTGGCCAACTTCCGTTCAGCCCGGATGCACTTCCTTAGCCAGTACACCGGGGCCTATTACGATAAGAGCAACGGCGAGATCGGCAGCAACGCCCTTAACATGATCTTCAACGCCGTCCGCATCCTGATCCCGACGATGGTGATGAACTTTCCCCGCACCATCATTATGACGCCGTACCTTCAGGCCAGGGATTACGCCAACCTGCTGGGCCTGGCGCTCGATCAGCACGACATGAAAATCCGCATCCGGGACACCTACCGGGCGGCGATTG